GGAACCGCGACCTCTTCTTCCTCTTCCACAATCACGTCCACCTCCTCCGGTGACCCGTAGATTGCTTTTTCAATGTTTGATGGCTTTGGCATTGTCTTTCCTTATAGTGGCTCTTCGCCGCGCAAAGCAGGCGTGAGGTAGTCTGAGTCCTCTGTAATTTTTAAATTCCGAAGGTTGTATTGTCGCATGTAGTTGCGGAAAAAGTTATTAACTTCGTCCTCAAACGCCATTGCATCAGGGCTGTTGTAGTTGCCTTTAATCTGAGCAATTATGGAAAAGTTCTCCCCAGGCAACTCACTGCTCATCGTTGGGCTTATAAGCGGATACTCGTCTGGCCCCTGGTAGTCTTTATTGCGCATTTGAATAGTCAGCTTGGGGTACCCTTGAGAATCGCGCAAGGTAAAGAACTTAGACTCACCATTCATGTACTGGTTGTAATAGCTGGGCTGTTTGATGCAATGCTGCGCCATCATCCCTTCCGCTTTCATGCCGTCTGGGCTAGTGATCTCGTACCAACCTGCCACGTCTCTGTTTTTGCCTAAAACTGGGTTGACTAAAGGGATAGCATATGGTGTTTTAGTCACTCCCAAAAGCGCTTGGTCTGAGGTCACTGGGCGACCTTTTTCCATTCGATTTAGGATTGTTTTGGGGTTATTGATATTTGTCCAATTACCTTCGGATCCAACCACTAGGTCAGCGAAACTAGCCTTTTGCAGATCCCTGGGAGACAGGGTTGCTGCATATTCGGCAATGTCCTCCATATTAAAAGGACTAAACTCTTGGTCAAACAATACGTTGGAATCTAGTGAATAGACCGGTTGGCCTTTTCTAATTGCTTCGTCAAAGACAGGCGTATGACGGACCAAGGTGTTCAATATGTTGAGCCTTGAAGCTCCTGTCTCAAGAACTTTCCCTGACTTACTAAACGGGTCTGTTGTGTCTGGTGCCAACGTGCTGCCATAAGTTCTTCCTCGACGGAAAGACAGCGAAGATGTCGGAGCACCTTGTTGCTCTGTTACTTGATTGTAAAAGGTCTCATACACATCTGCCATAGAAGTATGGGCAGCTTCCATTGCCTCTGCCATTACGACTTCTTCTGGGGTCCGATTATCTACGCTAATCCTCCAGCGCTCTTTTCCAGCAAATGCTTGCCTAAGATCAGCCTCAATTTCTTGGATGCTTTTCTTCTTCATCGCTGGCGTCCCAACCAACTCATACAACGTCTTGGTCATGGCGACGGTTTTTGGATCGGCGGTTGTAGCTACCTTTCCAACAGCAGGATCTGCATGATTGTCGTAGTAATATTTAAGCGTTTTTAGATAGTGTTTCTCAAATGCGTCCAAGATATTCTCTGGTTGAAGCCCAGGCCTTTCTCCCCACCCGTACTCCTCGGCACCAAATTCTTTACCCCCAAAGCTTCTTCTTAACTCTGACCTAAATGCATCTACGTTGGCATTTGTTCTTGCCTCAAAAACCTCACGGTCATCCAAAGCGCCGTTTATTTGACGAATAAACTCTTGAATACTTGCTTCAGTCCTTTGTTTAGACTCTTCCGATCTTTCGCTTGCTCCTCTTCTCAAACGACTAACAATCGCCTCTAGTGCTTCATTAGCCGCTTTGCCTCCATCTGCTTTGGCGTAGTCAAAAAGATCCTGATCTATGGCAGCTTTTTTCATGTTTCGCAAAGCTATTTCAGCTGCATCCTGCACCACAGGAACTGCCAACTTTTTAGCCTCGGGGTTCATGAAAAAGCCAACGTCCGTGTACGGGCTGATGATTTCTCCCGTTTGCTCGCTCAATGCATCATACATTTGCGATAACGAAATCGCCGCCTGCTCCTGTTGCAGAGGAGTGCCTTTCTCTCCCCGTGCCATGGCGCGAACGTCATCTAGAGTCAGCCCATACGCAGGAACAGCCGCGCGGCCAGGAGTTCCAGAAACCGGCTCATTCCAAGAAGGCAGGTCCTTTAATCCAGAAACAAGGAACCTCTCGTAATTGAGCTGCATGTCACCTGAAATGCCACCATGCTCAACTTCATTCATCCACTTTGGTGTCCAACGCCCATCAACAAAGGCCTTGTACAAAGGATCTTTGACCGTGCCAAATGTGGTTGAAAAGTAGTCAACCGCTTTGTTAGAAATAGCTTCAAGCGTAGGCGCAAAGTTTGTAAATATTTGCGCACGGTCATTTTCACGAGCCAAGCGGCCCTCAAACATACTTTTCTGGCCTTCTAATTCTTCAGTTCGACGAATCAATCCTTTATATTCATCAGAGAGTTCCGGGTTAGGAGAAGTGGCCAACAAATTTTCTAGCTTTTGATTTACTCTTGAGAGATCTTCGTTTGTGCGGAAAATTTCTGTTTTAAGATTTCTAACGTAGTCATCGGACTCTAACGCAGCCTCTTCCGCATATCTTTCTGCGACCTTACTGGCCGAACGAACATCGGCGCCCACATCCGCCTTTAGCCCAAGAGGTCGAGTGGCATAAATAGCCCCTGCTTCTGCCATTACGTCCGCTGGCTTTCCCAACATGGCCCCGTAGACATCTTCAGGGGTCAAATCCTCACGTCCAGCTTGTTTGCGAAGAGTCGGCATCACCGCTTCTTCCACTTTTCCCTTGGCCTGCTCGCCTAAATACCTCGCAGCACCCGGCGCAACACGCACATTGAGCAGCTGAGCCTGCGGAAGCAACGCATCAAGCTTGCTCTCTTGCATTGCCCTGCCAAATTGCTCTAAATACCTGCGCCCAGCTTCAGTTCTAGGCATGAAGGTCATCGCTTCCATGACCTTACCCGCCTCTACATTGGCCTCATTGATGTTTTTGCCACGAGCCAAGCCCGTTGCCGCTGCAATTGGCGCCGCAACAGCTCCCGTTGCAATCGTCGCACCCGTTTCTATCAGGCCCCTTGCTTTTTCTGCAAGACTTAACTTTCGTTCAGGCTCCAGTGTCGGTAAAAGTAACCTCCCATCTGGCCCAATTTGGGGCACTTCATTCACCGAGCGCTCGCCCTGAGGCAGACTGCCCGCTTGGCGGTACACCAAACCTCCTTGCGCCATCCTCCGAATTTTCTGAATTGCTGGAGGACGCATTATTTGCTGCGGTTCCTCTTCACGGACTAAAAATTGGAAAGGATCAACCGGTTTTTGCGACTTTAGATACCTTTGAAGCGTCGCTGCACCCGCTGGCGCCCCCCTTTCACTGTCTTCTTGCGTCGTTCTGAGCACTTCGATCGCTTTGGACATAACTTCGTCCTCCGGATCGCTGTCAGTTAAGAAGTTCAACGCCAGCGCAGTGCGATAACTGGTTGGCAAAGTGTCCAAAGGAGCCAGTTTCATCGGTTTTTTAGCCGATGGAGACACTCCCTTGGTCGCTTTTTGTGTTTGAGTCGCCGCCCGAGCAATTTTTGTGCGCTCGCCAAGAGGCACACCCAACGTAGTTTCAGCAAAATCCCACCCACGCTTGGGCTGCGTGTATGGACTCGAGGGCAAAGACGCCCAAGTCGAGCCCAATTTGTCTATCGCCGAGCGAAAATCACCCCGCTCAACATCCTCCAAGGCCCCTTTTGACCGAATTAGCTCGATCGCAATGCGATCTTGGCTCTGCGGAGAGAAATCCTTAATCCCTAGCTTCGGGGCAAAGTCATCATAAGTCGTTTTCGTGATCTGGTATTTACCAGCCGCCGTACTTGGACCCTCTTTGGTTCTCAGCCCCACCACCCCAGGATGCTTTGAAAAGTCTTGAAACTTCTTCCCACCCACAATGACGTTGTAGTCCGCCCCTTCAGCCTTGCCAAGGAAATCCAAAAACTTCTGCAGGTTCTGGTCCGTGGGCCGTGTATCACTGTCCATGCTCGGCATCACCGGCTTTGTGTTCGGGTTAGGCACAGGTGTCTGCATTGCCCCAGTCCTTAATAGTAGACGTACTGTTGTTCTTCAGAAGGCTCGTCCTCAAAGTCGTCCGGGAGCGAAATAAAACTCCCTTGGCGGAATCGGATTACCGCTTGCACAGCACTGTCCGTGAGGTCATCGTTCTCTCCAAACGGAAACTCCGCCATCTCCTCAACAACTTCCTCCGCCCACGCTTGGTCCGGAGCCCATACCATCCCCGCCTCGAAAACCGGAGACACGGAGTTCGCTCGACTGACCTTATCCGTCGATTTATTGCGCCCCCCAGGTGAGTAGTTTACTACCGGAATACCGGTTCTGCGCAACTCTTGAGTGAGTGGCAACCCCGAAGCTTTCGCTTCAATCAACACGCAATCCGGATTCCAAAACTTGTAAAACTCCATGGCCTTTCGCTTAAGTTCAGGAAAGTCCCACCGTCCCTTCTTGGCATCCAACAAAATCAAACTGTCCGGATCATCCGGACTGGGCCGAAATACTCCCCACGTCGTAATAGCAGAATAGTCGGCCGTCTCTTTTTTAGAATACGCCGTGTCATAGCTCTGAATGATGTACTTCAGCTTGGGCACCCCTTCATGCGGCCACACCCGCCACCACTCTCGCTTGAATATCGCCCCCTCTTCCGAAGTCGGATTCTGCTGCCACTGCGCATTCCACTTGCTAACCGGCAACGCCGCCTTGACCGCCAACAAATCATCGATCTTCCAAAACTCCGGCCAACACGACTTGCCACTGGGCATGATCGCCGGAAACTCAATCACATCCCACTTGTCTGACCTCAAATCCTTGGCCTGATCCTTCAACACCATCTCGGTCAAATCCTTCTTTGACCACCTCGTCATTACCAACAAAATCCGACCCCCGGGCTGCAGACGCTGCCGAGGCCCAGACGTATACCACTCATGCGCCGCTTCCATCGCCGTCTCCGACAACGCATCCTGCTCCGAGTGCGGATCATCAATAACCAAAAAATTCGCACCACGACCCGTCATCGCACCACCCACACCAGTGGCAAAATATTCCCCACCCTTGTTCGTCTCCCACCGCCCAGCCGCTTTACTGTCCGCCGCCAAGGCCACCTCCGGAAAGATATCCTTATAAATTTCCGAATCCATCAGGTTCCTCACCTTGCGACCAAACCGCATCGCCAACTCACCCGTGTGCGTCGCCTGAATAATCTTGGACGTTGGTTCGCGACCCATGAGCCACGCTAAAAACAAATACGAAGTGAGCTCTGACTTACCATGGCGAGGAGCAATATTAATAATGACCCTGGTCAAATCTCCACGGACCAAGGCCTCAAATTTCTCCGCCATGATTTTGTGATGCGGGCCACATATGAACTCCGGCCACACATACCGCACAAAATCCAAAAAGTTTTCCCTCGCCCGCTCACGAACCTGTAACTGCTCAAGCCTGTACTCCAGACGAGCAATCTCGGCCGATGGATCTTGGATCTGGGCAGTCATCGTTTTTTAGTGCCCGCTAACTTCACCATCTTTTTTGCTGGCCTTCTTGCAAGACCATACCCACGAGTAGCAAGGCCACCCTTCGCCATGTTTAATGGGTTTTTACCAAGCTTATCTACATCAGGCATCGCGCCACCACCCCCACCACCACGCGATCCCGAACCACCGCCCACGGGACGAACCGTTCCAGATGGCTCCAATGTTTTGCTTGGAGTCATCTGCTTCTTTTTGTACTCATACTCATTTTCTGGGCGCACCGCAAGATGACGCCCACGAATAATGTCGAATTTCTCCTCTCTTCTCTCTGGAGACACATACTTCCCAGACGACTTGTACTGGTTGGCCTGACGCTCCGCCATCTTTTCCATCTCAACTAGCTCAGACGACGTAATAGGGATTTTTTGCTTACCGCCAGTGCGAGTCTCTCTTATATACGGAGACAAATCGTCATATCGATCCTTTGTCATAGCCGTCGCAGCCTTGAGATCAACCCCTTGATCCAATAACAACTGCTTATACCTATTGGCCCTCGAACCAGCGCCACCATGCTTTCCTGTCTTGTTCTGTCCTGTAGGCATATACGTCTCCGTAGGTTTAAATTTTTTGCAAAATTTTTTGTGGGAAAAGTGTTTGCATGATACCGGGGGTGTTCTGAAATTGCCAAGTTTTCGTTCGTTGGCTGGCTAGCTAAAACTGAGTTTAAAGGAGCGAAGCAGGAGAGACGGGGCCAAAAGGAAGAAAGCAGTCAGACAGAACAGAAGGAACACAACCAACTCTCAAGGGACTCCAGGCGGGCCCGCCCACCCCCGCCTCCACCCTTTGTGGGACGGGGTGGGTGTTTAGTTTTTCCCTATCAATTTTCTTTTTTTTATTGTTATTTGGTATTGGACAAGAGAAGACGGAGCATGGTAGGCAGAGCCTACCATGCTCAGCGGCCGTGTTTGGCAAACACGGGACAAACAAAAAGCCCAGGTGCTCGCGCACCTGGGCTCGTTGCCTGGGGCCGAGGCCCCAGCAGGAGAAGCTAGGCTTCGATCTTCAAACTGGTTGCGTCCTCGAGGGCCGGGGCCGCGATCGCTGAATCGATCGCCTGCTTGGCGAGTGCGGCCTGGGCTTTGGTCTTGACTGCGACCTGATCGCGGATCACTTCCAACACTTCGACGATCGTCTGATCGTCGAGCGCTACCTGTTGGGTGTTGCCATCGCGGTCAGAGAGTTCGACCGTGAGGATCAGTTGATTGGGCTTGAACGAGGCATAGGACTCGTTGCGACGGATGAGGACCTTTTGAATCTGCATGGTAATTCTCCTGTATCGACTGCGTTGAAGGAAACAACAGACTGCACCGATATTCTCTCGAATATCAGCGCAGTTGTCAACTACCTGGACGAAACCTCGACGTTGAACGTCAGGCCCTGGACGGCCTGGGTGACCTGATCGTCGAGGTGAGTAATAAGATAATTCTCGATCGCATCGTCCACGTCGACCATGTCCTTGATCTCCGATTCATAGTCCGAGATCTCAAAGTTGGAGGACATGTAATCGTTGATCTTGTCATCGATGTCCGACGCATCGATGACCTCTTCGCAAACCTCACGGATCATGTCGCGGTCCATCGGGCCCAGGTCATCTATCTTGGCCTGGACGATCTCTTCGACAGTCTCACGGGTGACCAACTGAGACGCGCTGCCGAGCAACTTCTGCATGTCCGGATGCTCAACAATGTGCGGCACCAGCAGGGCCGCAAGTTCTCTCAGCAGGCCGTCGTACTTGTAACTGGCGGGAAAGCCAGGGCCCCGGGTATCTTCATTAATTAGATCTTGCAACATGATTTTCTCCTGTATAGGTTAGACTGCAACGATATTCTCTCGAATATCGTTGCACTTGTCAAGCCCTAATCCCTATCGGGGCTCGAGCCCCGATAGTCCCTTAGACCGTCTCAAACACGATGGCTGCCGGTTCCCTGGCTCGCGCCAGCTGGGCCATGATGCCCTCATACTGCTCGAGCTCGCGACCATGCATGGGCGCCATGGTCAACTCAACCGACTGCGAGCCCTCGCCCCACCGGTCAACAATTTGCCAACCCTCGCCCACCTGATAAACCCCGTTGTCCATGTTGTCGCAGTCCATGCGGTTTATCACGTCGACGCCAACGGATAACCCAGTGGCGCCAAAAAACTCCTGTATCACGGCCACCAGTCCAGCCATGGCATACGACGGATCGTTGGCCGGGGACCGGTAGCCCCGGGCTTTGCACGTGTCCAAAAAAGCCCGGACCGACGCACGGCCCCCATTCCAATGCAAATAAACACCCACCGATTCAGACCCCTCGGTGCCCCACGTGATAACGGCTCTATTGCCCATGTCCTTTTCTCCTGTATTAAGTGTCACCGGCACCCTGCCGGTAAGGTAAACCTTACCGGCAGGGTCTATGCCCGTCCATTACTTTTTAACTATCGGGGCTTGAGCTCAACATTAACTGAACTATCGAGACGCCAGCCCTCTTCAACGCCTTCGTCCACATAGAGCTCAGTGTCGTAATCCACCGCCTTACGATTCATGATGTTCTCAATATCGTCCCATGCCTTATCGATAGCATCCTCTTTGCTCTCCGCCTCGACCTGGACCCATCGATATTCTTTACTCACCACGCATATAGATACGATCATGGCGAACCCCCCTCATCCTCGTCCATGTCTCGAGAGACATGGACAAAGGGTGACCCCCAGTCCTTAAAATCCCCGTACCGCTCATTGTCCAAGAACCCTCGAGCATAGGCCGCAGTCTCCGCCGCCGACATATCGGCGGCGGCAACCCTCGGGCTCGAGTAAGTGTCACCGACAAAGTAATGCGGATCAAAAGGCCGCCGATAATATGAATCAGCGCGGCCCCGATCATACGGCCCGCCGTGCCGTCTTGGGTCTTGTTTAGAAAACAATTGCATGATGCATTCTCCTGTATCAGTTGAACGAACCGATAATTTATCAATTATCGGCAATCAATGCAAGGGCCCCTCGGCCCTTGCACCAAATTACACGCCCCACGGCCCTCGGACCATGGGGCTTAGTTTATAACTATCCTATAGGCCGACCCAATAGTCTCCGCCTATGCTACCTCGACGGCCTCGACGTCCACAATATCGCCCGATAAAAACTCATCGGCGGCGGCCCACAGGCGGACATTCATGCGGGTATCGTCCTGCACCGATCGCATGCCCCGAGTGCTCGAGCGGCGGTTTGCGCGGGTGAGGTTAACGCCGCCACGGGTGAGATTCTCCTGAATGGTATTGAGAACCGTCCACAGGTTTTGCCTCGCATCCTCAAACCGGCGAGCCATAAGCAGGTCTCGAGCATTCAAACCAGCAGGCCGTTCGGAGCCCCACCGGATTTGCGCGCCAATCTCAGCAAAAGAAAAAGCCTCTTCGTCGGTGAGTGAGCGGGCCTCATACCGAGCGACAGTGTCGGATAGGTTATCCACACGGGAGAGAAAATCGAACGAACGGGACCGGACGGCCTCAACAGCATTCGAGCGGTGAGGGACGGACACGGCCCCCATGGTGGACGTGCAGACAATGAGCCCATTCGCGCAAACCATGCGGAAGAGCCCTGCCCACAATTTAAACCCGGATGAACCGTCATGAGAATTCATGAGCACAACCTCCGGGTGTGAGCCCGCCACGGTGGGCGCGTAATCGGGACGGAAGCGGAGCACGTGCCGAGTGAAATCCCTTTTACCCGCGACACGGGTAAGGGTCTGCCCTGCCTGCACAGGCTTAAACCCGGAAGCGCGGAGGTCTTCTACCACATCAATCGTGGGAACAAACCCGTACCGGGACGACACGCCCGAGAATGGCTGTTGAGCGAAAACCGAAGGAACGGCGGCGGATAGTTGATCGACGGAAATTCCATTTTCATTGTAAATCGAGCGGTGAGCGGTCATCTTTAAATCTCCTGTATTGAGGTTGCAGGCCCGAACCATTCAAGCCATATCGATAATTTATAGGATACCGGGACGTCAGTCAAGCCAATCTTGCAAAATCCACATTAGGGCAAACACTAATAAAAGAATGATCACAGCGCGGCCCCCATATCACCCACCACATGATGCCGGAGCAATGAGCCCGAGGGGAGCGAGCGCGCGAATTCCCGGACCGCCTGCGCATCATCCGCCGCGCCATTGTCTTTAGTGTGGTGCCATTGAATTGATACCCGCCCGCTCGAACCGTAACAACCCCCAGTGCCCGTACCTACCCTCTTCGCACTCGGGCCGTGCGCAAAAAAGGCCACCACATAATCGCGATGGGGTTGCGCGCATATCGGGTTTCCGCCGCCGCAATCATTGCATGCGAACGTATCGGACAATTCCGCCGGACAACGCACGAACCGAACGCCCCGGTACTCAGTGCTCTTCCAATCTTGTTTTGGCAAGGTAACCGTCGCGGGCCGAAACGAGGAAAAGGCCCGAACCGCCTCATCCATCGAATCGCACGATGCATTAATTACAGTCTTACCCTCTTCGGGGAAGGGCAACTGATCTGCCGGAAAGTGAGAGTACGTCCACGCCTTACCCTGGCGGGGCACCGCATCGACCACGGCCCGAACATAATCCAAGTCCATTTCCGCCGCCCCGGTTTTCCCGCAAGGCAAAAGCCCGCAAGTTTTGGGGCACGTGCCGAACACGTCCGCCGCTCCGGATCGATACGTGACAGCGATAGGACCCGTCTTTTGATTTTTCGATACTGCGACCGTCTTAAGCATTGCATTTTCTCCTGTATAAGTTGAGACGCTAGAATACTACGGATAGTTTATTCCTGCAAGCCTTACCTCTCGAACGCATCGAGAAAATCATTCACCGCCCTAGATACAGTCTCCCCTAGATAGCCTGAGGTGATACGGATGTCCTGCACGTCTTCCGGCGTAAGCTCATACCCCTGCGAATCCGCGTAAGCAATAACCTGCTCATCCGAGGCCTCATCGAGGGGCAAAAGGCCAAACCCCGAGTCTTCCTCTACTTCAAAGCGAATGATGCGAACCCCATCGAACGATTCGACCGTCTCATACGCTCCGGCGTAATTGTCCAGCAAGCGATAAAGTTCTTTGGCGCTCATGCCTTTTCTCCTCTCATAAATTCACGGAATCGTATGGCAGACACGGGCGGCGGCATCTTGACGCCAATCAAGCGAAGCTCGCGGTCCAGCATGGCGCGAGCCTCCGCATTGCGCCAATACCTGTGGCCCCAACGATTGTGGGCAGTCTTGGCAATCGCTTGCAAAAGGGGTTTGTAGTGCGCTCGCAAGGGTCTACACGCGACAACAAGTGCGCCGTGCCAGTAATCAGCTTTGCAGTCATCAAGCCAACGCGTAGCTTTATGTTGTGCCGCGTTCAGCAGATGCGCGGGTTTTGTCGCGCCCTCGACCATTTCCACCGGCAGGTACACGCGATGCCGGGGCACTGGATATGCGTCAGGGTCACGGGGGTCGCGCGGCCCGTACAGGGTCACCGCAACAGACTGCCCAGAGCGACTCAAGTAAGCTTGCCCGCCCGTAATCAGATTATCCTGCCCCTCAATAAACATGATGCGCTTCGGATGGGCGCGGAGTGCTTGAACTGGTGGGTAGTCCTTCATGCCTTTTCTCCTCTCATGAGTTCATGGGGCACTTCAATTTCATCGCCAAAATTGCTCGCGACGTAACAGCGCATGGCGGCAGTCAGAGGGGAATAATCAAAGTACCGAATAGCCCTACCGTCTGAAGTGTGCCCGAGCGCGATTGCAATCCAATCTCCATTCTCAAACGTGAGCGAAATGCCCTCGCGCTCAATAATCGGTCCGCCCTGGCCCCAATCGGTTGCCCAGCCCCACAACCCCCACTCGGGGCCTTCTACCTCAGAGTCAAATCCTTCGGTCTTAGTTACCGCCCAATCAAGGGCGACTCCTGTGAGTTCGGATACTTTCATGCTGAGGCCTCCGCCGTATCACGGAGCCATGCCCGAAGACGGGCGCCGTTCTCTGCCTTTTGCCCTTCGTGCAGATCGGCCTTCCAAACAATAAAAATGCCGTGAATATATCGGCGGCCGTACTCGATCGCCTCGCGCTTCGTTTTGAATGAGGGACCATCGACCTTTGCGGTGTTGGTGCCAACAAGCCATTTTCTTGCCATGGTAATTCTCCTGTATGAGTTGACTACACCCACACTGTAGCATCATTACTACCGGTAGTCAACTTAGGGAAAACCCTAATGCTTCTTCAAGCTTTCGCCATCCCTCGGCATTCTCCGGAATCTTTACATCCGGCTGGCATACGCCCAGCGCTAAATCCTTCGCCCTGTGCGACGGGTAAAGCCAAATCTCCCTTTTCCTCGCCTCTCCAAAACTTGCCAAAATAAAACAGGGATAGTCCCGGTGCGCCTCATGAAAAGCAACCTGATGAGCGCTTAACTTTATCCGGCCGCTCGGCGCCGCAACCTTCAGTTCAATCAACAAAAAGCGCTTCTCAAGGGAAAGGATGCAGTCCGGGATACCTAGGTTCACCCAGGACTCAACGCGGGTTATCCTCGTCTTCTTCATCCCCGCCTTCATCCTCCGATAAAACGCTGTCTCCGGCTTCATCAAACTCCTCCCCTGTAGTGTGGTCCGCTTCTCTTTCCATCTCTATCGCATCGTCCAAAGACGTGTCCTCTACGTCAATGACCTCCCGGCGGGGAGAATACAGGCGACGTAACTCCTCGAGCTTCTTTTGCACTTCCTCTTTGCTCATGCTATCGATCACCCCATGCCGGATCTCTTTGCGATCAACGTAAATATTGCCAAGGGCTTGCCCCCTTCGATATTCCGCCTGCACTGCCGCCGCCCAAGCCCCAGCCTCGATTGCCTTATCCCGGATCATTAGCAGATCCTTCATATGGCGCTCAAAGTTCGTCCCGTATTTCTCTCCGAGCTCCCTTTGCCTCTTTTGGATGTAGGCCACCACATGGGGCTTACGGACCGGGTTGGTCAGTTCTGTGGCCCTGCTATGCGCCGAGGACGGCGGATAGCCTGCCTCGATCGCCGCCTCCCGCATGCTGAGTTGTCCAGCAGAGGACAACCATATTTCTACAAATTTAACTTCCCGTTCGGTCAGGACCTTCCTTTGCTTGGGCCCTCGTTTATGTATCGCAGGGTCATACTGCGCCACCCTGGACAAAGCTTGCGCTTGCTTCTTTCGGACCGTCGAGCTCATTTGAGTCGATCCTCAAGAAAGGTCATCACAAAGAACAGGCCAATCAGCACTAGAAATATCATTACGTCTCTCCTTCACAGGTGTAACTTTTTGCCCTTCCGTCTTCACCATATACGCTAGAAATTCAAAAAAAAAAATTCATTGTTGTTTTTTATGAATTCCTGGACGTTTGTAGTACGAAAGGTTAAAAAGCATAGTTAATTGTAACATCAATAATTACGTCAAAACACTACTGTAATTCTCTGTAATTTATAACTCATTGAAAACAAATAGAAATTACGTCTATTACACCAATTACGTCAAATTTTGATTTTTGGTGAACATAAAAAACTTTTTTTGAATTTTCAGCGTAATAAGGCAATTTTCCTCCTTTCCTAGTCCCTGTTCCTTGATCCTTGATCCATAAATAACCGCTCACTTCGCTTGCGTCCCTTGTCTTGCTTTAGGATTACGCTTCTACACTTCTTTTTCCCCTCTTCTACACCTCTCCTACACCTCTCCTACACCTCTTCTACACCGTTCTTTTCTTCCTCAAAGTTAAGGTCTCCGGCGGGGATTTCGATGGTTTTAAAGCGTTTGTTGCAGGTGTAGCACCGTCGGGTTCGGGTAATCCAAGGTTCGCGTTCCGGGAATTTGCGGGTGTCGAGCACTTTTGTTTCCTCGCCCTCGCAGTAGATGCATCTCATTGAGTTCTCCAGCGCATGTCGATGGCGTTTTTCAGGTTAAAGGGGTTGTTCAAGTAGGTGGATTCCGGCACGTAGTTGATGGGTGGGAGCCAAGCGAGGGATCCTTGTTTCAAGAGCACGAGTGGGTCCACGTTGGATTCGTAGACCTTGACGTGTTGAGGGGGGAGGGTATCGACGTGGTGGATGATGCCTTTTTGGGCCAGTTGGAGGACCTGAGAGCGCAGGGTAGTGAATTTCCCGTCGGTGAGCATTTTCAGGTCGTAGACGGTAAACCGGAATCTTTTACCGAAGATGATGCTTTTTCTTGGGTTTCTCATGAGTTCTTCTCCTTGAGCTTAACCTCGATCAGCTGAGCAAACTGCCTCAAGCAGGTGCCGTCCCCGTCCATCCCGTCGTCCACCAGGGGCGTCATGGCCCCTTTTTCGTTGTTGTACGTATGTTTTGTCCAAGGGATGATTCCTGCCAGGAGGTAGAGATCGGTGATTTCTTGGTCCGTGAGCCCTGCCCATTGTTTCGGGGTCATCATTGTTTTGAGACGTCCGATTTCCATCCGCAGGTGGTTGTTTTCCTGGCGCAGGTCTCGGTTGTTTTTGGCCATGTTGTCGAGAATTGCTTCGTTAGTGTGGGGCCGTTCTGCTCGTCTAATCTCCTGGCACATGCACATGGGGTTGCCGCATTGGGAGCAGTACTCAGCCATGATTCCCCCTTGATCGGATGATCGCGGCGCGTACTCGCAACGCCGTGGATATGGGTCCTTTGCCTTCGGCGTCTCCGTCTGTTTCGAGGACCGAGGCGCAAGCTTCTCGTTCTGCCTTCTGAGCACGTCGCACCAGCTCGATCACCATTGATTCGGGGAGCGTGTACCGTGCTCCTTCTTGCTTGATGCCGCTGGTCATGACTTCTGCAACCAGCGTGAGAATTTCGTCGTTAGTCATCCTCTTCCTCCATAGCGAATGGTCCGATGGGCCAGGACATGTAGTTCATCGGGGTTTTGTTCGGCGAGGCGGTCGAGTTGTTCGTCTTCCAATGCCTCTCCGGTGTCAGCAAAGAATGCTTTGTCGAAATACACGTCGCAGAAGTCGGGGTAGTCGGCGCTATCCAACCCGGCCAACTCCGCATCGACAACCTCGCGGCCGTCCAATTTGAGTTTTAAGATTTCCAAGCTCGTGGTTGTTTTTTCCAAGCTCATTTGCGATCTCCCAGGAATGGTTGTTTGCTCTCCCATAGGGCGGCGCAGGTCATCTCGAGGTCCACATTGCCGCGCTTAATTGCCAGGGCGTCCTGCTTTCCCTGCTTGTACGCTTCGATGACCTTGGGCGTTGGGTCGTGGACGATGAGCCCACCGATGAATGCCGAGAACACCATGCCAGAAAAAAACACAGCGGCAAAGGCGGCAGGCAAGAGGTACTTCTCTCTGAGGAACGTCATTTCTTTCTCCTTTATTAAGTATTACAGCTTCATACTACGGGTAGTTTTACACGTTGTCAACTCTCTTTTTTTCTGCCCAAACGAGGATGGCGCAGGTCGAGCGGTGGATCTTTAAACATAGTGCTTCGGCCGCATCGAGTTGTTCCTGGCTCGGGTGGGCTTCGGCCAGTGCCTCTTGCAGGAGGCGGGCTGATTGGTTGATGGTGACGATATCGAAGCCAACGTCACTGCACTGGTGGTCATTGCATTGTTGGGGCGTTTGGGTTTGCATACATGTCCTCATAGCATTTAACGGTTGCGGCGACGAGTTCTCGCAGGGGAATCTCGGAGACTCTGCCTATGACTGCGACGGTAGTAGCCAAGGCCACTACCGACTCGACAGGATCCAAGCCTTCGTCAATGGCAAACTGCACTGCGGTCATAGAAAGCTGTTTCATGGTGTGGAGCTTCCTGCTCTCAGCGTTCATGCTAATGAGAGCATCCATGATCTTCTTCCTGTCTTTGGGGTTCATCGCGGGTGGCCTTCAAGCCGATCGCTAATCAGCATGGCGTAGCCTGCAATGTCTCTCCAGCTGTCGGAGTAGTCCGCATCGCCGTTAATGATGCGGGCAATCTTATGGACGATCATCTCGAGGGCCTCAGCTTGGTCCACGTCCAAGGTCTTCTCCCGGCTGAACAAGTAGTGGTAAACCACCTGTTTGAAGTTCTGAGAGATCTCGGCCTGACCGAGAAACAGCCCATAGCGCCCTGCGCGTTGGTCCAAGGTCGTATCGATGGTGGCCGGGGTGGCGGACTTTGGCGGGCGCCCACGGCGGGTGGTGGGCTTATTTTTGGATCCGGGCGGACGGCCACGGCGTTTGGCTTTTGTAATCACTGTGAATCTCCTTTGATTGTATACATGGGGTTACTTGCCTCTTACCTTGAGCAGACGCTCAACGGCAAAGAGGATCCTGTATCTCCAAGACGGCTTGGAGGCGGTCTTGATGACAAGGCGCAGATAGTCATGCCCGTCATAGGCACGACCAGTTTCCTTCAAAAGCTTCTCGCGCAGGAAATGCACCTGCTCCAAGGCTTCATTGCGCTGGCGACGGTAACGGCGGGCAACACTCTTCCAATACTGCAAGTTGGCAAGATCAGCCGCGCTGGCTTCTTTTTTTGGCTCTTCTACGGGTAGCGTCATAGGATTGCTCCCAGGATGATTGCTGCAATAACGTAGGGCCACATACTTTCTCCTTTCTCGGTTGTGAAATTAAGCTTTACTGCGAAAAACTCCCTTAGGCGCTTGGTCCAAGTATGGACTTGGGGCGGTTCGTGGTCCGTAGATCTTGTTCCACGCCTCGTCAACGAGCCTCTCGAGAACATGATTGATTGGCAACTTCTGAAAGTGCGCCAAATCCCTGATCTTTTCATGAGTAGCGACCTGAACGATGACCGATTTCCATTTGGTTTTGTCCATGTATAGGATTATAGGATAGGAGTCAATCAGCTGTCAACCCAATCGCCCCATTCGTCCTGAGTCCATACCAGTATTGGCGTGTCGGCTCCTACAAAGGCGCCCTCGATATTGTATTCGATGAATTCTCGGGCTTCTTCTGAGCTCATGCCGTCGATCATGAGGTTGGCTCGGATAATTTCGGCATCGTAGACGAGGACTTCTGTCCTTGTGCCCTCGGTGCTCCAGATCAAGGCTGGTCCGAGGATCGCGTTGTCGTGTCCGTCAATCTTTAGCATTGCGCTCTCCTAAAAAATGTCACCGGGGAAGGTCCCCGGTGACCAAATTCCCCCATGTAAGGAGAAGAAGGAGATTACACGTCAAGCTGCTTCCCCCCAAGATGGGCCCATCTCTAGGTCCACTTTGGAAGGAACTTCCAGCTTAACACAGCCCTCCATCACCCTCTTTAATTCTTCTGCCTGCGCCCGGTCTTTGACCGAGAAGCACAGCTCATCATGCACCTGAAGCAAGGCAACGCATCCAACTTCGTTAAAGCAATCGAGCAGGGCCTTTTTTGTTTGGTCGGCGGCCGAGCCTTGGATCAACCGGTTGAGCCCCTTGTAGGTCATAGCGCGGCGGATCGGGTGCCCATATTTGGCCATGGCCTCATCGCGTGGCAGGGCCTTGTGCAATGGGCCGTAGGTCGCGGGCTCCCAAAGAGGAAACCGGCACCGCCTGCCGAGCAGGGTAAAAATCGAACCCCTGGACTCGGGGTCATCGATACGGGCCTGGACGCTGGTAATCAGGGAGCGCAGGAACGGGACGCCGTCGTGAAACTGGGCGATCAGACTTGCCGCTTCTGCATCACTCAGGTCCAGTTCGTTGGCCATCTTGGCCCGCCCCATGCCGTAGGTCAGCCCCAGGCCAATGGTCTTGGCCTGCTTTCGGGGGATCTTTGCCATATCGGCCACCATCTGGTGGAAGTCCGCATCGGGATTCTCTCGATATTTCTTAGCCGCCTCTATGGCGCTGGCAAGTTCGATGGACACAGCATAGTGGACCGTGAGCCGTGGTTCTTGCTGGGAGTAGTCCAGGCTCGCCCACTCCTCTCCCTCCTCCGGTAAGAACAAGCCCCGGATCATCGGGCCGATCTCCTGGTTCCGAGCAGGAATCTGCTGGAGGTTGGGGTTGTTCATGGAAAAGCGCCCGGTTACCGTGCCGCCATCGTCCGATCGGATTTGGTTGATGTGGGAGTGGATCCTGCCGTCGTGGCGGGCGTAGTTCAGAAGCTTTTGGACAAAGGTCCCTGAGGCTTTGTTGTACTCCCGAGCGCCGACGATCATCTGTGCAATCGGATGGGGGTGGGTGGAGAGAAACCCTTTGGTAAAACTTGGGGAGCCCTTTTCGGTTTTGCTATAGGAAAGATTGAGCTTGTCAAAGGCCCGAGCAATGCTGGCCGCCGCCCAAATGTCCACCGAAACCCCGCAGAGATCCTTGATCTGCTTAAGTAAGGATTGCTCTTTGGCCTGCAGGTAGTTGCCGACAGACTCGGCCTTGTTGGTATTGAGCCGAATGCCGCGCTGGGTCATCTTGATTAACAAAGGCGTGAGCGCTGTCTCGAGCTCGAAGATGTTGGAGCACTCTTCCTTGATCAACTCAATCTTCATGATTTGCCAAAGCTTCAAGGTCAGTGCCGCATCCTGCTCGGCGTACTCTCCAACGAACATGGCAGGCAACTTCCAGAGCTCTTTCTTTGGGTCAACACCAAACTCTGCGGCGGCCTTGCGCAGTCCCTCTTCAGACTTGAGCTCCTTGAGATAGTCAAAGGACAGGGCATTTAAGCTGTAGCTCATGCGGTTCTCGTCCACCAAAGCGGCGGCGACCATGGCATCGAGAATGCGGCCGTTGATCTTAAATCCCTCGGCCCACAGCCAGCCCACGTCGTAGGCGGCATTAAAGAAGATCTTGTCTGCGGGTAGATCGAGAACACTTTGGACGTATCGGCGAACGATACCCTCGTCCAAATTGCCCCCACCCTCATGCTTGACGGGCAAGTAACCCCTCCAGCCCTCCACGGCAATGGCAAAACCGACGATTTCGCCCTGCTTGGTCGGCCAGCCCGGGCCCTCGGCGTTCATGTTTGGGTCCCGTGTTTCAAGGTCGATGGCTATTTCTGTCGCCGACGATAGATCGGGGAGCGCATCCGGTGGGAGCCACTCTGTTTTGGAGGGCTTGATGAACGTCAGGTTCATATGTGAAAAGCTTTCGAGTAGTCTTTGGGAAGAACCAAATAGAGATTCTTCTTGGCCCGTGTTACGGCAACATAAAACAAGCGGTGAATGTCATCGGGCTTTTGGTGGTAGAGGTCCATAAATTTAGAGGACAGATCCATGTGTAAGGCGACGTTGTCAGCCTCACCGCCCTTGGCTCCGTGGATCGTGGACAAGCGAATGCGTGGCTCGCCGCGAAGAGACTGGCCCCTGCGAAGAGCGGCACGGATGTAAACCTCTTGTGGCTCGGGGATGCGAACCAGCGCCTCGTACCATGGGGTCTCTTTTGCAATGTCAAGCCCGTGGCTCGTGGTCAGTTCTTCAAAGGAATAGAGCTGCGTGTCGGGGCCGTCAAACTTCTTGAACCCTCGCCGGACCATGCCGGGGCCCAGGAGGTTGTAGATGTTCTTGACTTCCTTGGCGCTGATCGAATCGCCCTTGCGTAAGCGCTCCCATGCGTAGACAGAATCAACGGTGCCCTCACTAATCGAACGAACGTGGTTGCGCTCGAAAAGAATTCCAACGCTTTTTAGGTGCTCGTGAATCTCGTTGAGCATGTAATTTGTGGAGGCCAGGACCATCCAATTGCCCTCAATATTCTCAAAGTCAATCGAACGCACATTGAAGATCTTGTGGATCGCACCCTCGGTGTCCATGGGCTTCCACTCTTTATCAACTCGGTAGCGCACACGTTGGATGATCTCGGCGCTCAGGTCGTGGATGGCCTGAGGCACCCGGTAAGACTGCTCGAGGACGACGTTTTCTCCTGGCAGTGTAAGCAGGGCCGTTACATCTGCGCCGCTCCAGCCAAAGATGGCCTGATCGTCATCGCCTGCGACGTAGGAAATATTGGTCTTGTCAAGGAGCCGCTTGGCAATCTTCCACTGCAAGGGCGTCAAGTCCTGGGCCTCGTCGATGATCACTGCATCAAAGGATGGGTAAGCATCGTCAAAGGCGTTGGAGAACATCTCCAGCATGTCAGTGAAATCGTAGAGGTGGTTATTGAGCAGGAACTGCCGGTAGGAATCATGTAGAAACTTGAACTCGAACCAAGTCATCTGAAGCTCAGAGGCGTTGTAGGCCACCTGAAGATCGACCATCTTTTGCCGTGCCAAGTGTATGACGGCAAAGGCTGGGTGGTCCACGGAGACTTCCCAACTCTCATCGCCCTGAGAGAACTTCAGTTGGATGCCGATCTCCTGGGAGAACTCCCGGATGTGGCTGTCTTTGAGCACCTGCTCATTGCGGATGCCCAAGGAAACAAACGACAGACTATGGATAGTACGAAAGTTGGTAAAGCTCTTTGCGTTTAGGTGCGGAAACTTCTTAAGCGCCCGCTCCTTTGCCTCGTGGGCGGCCTTTCTGGTGAAAGCAAAATAGCCAATTCTTTCTGGAGGAATGCCCTCGTTCAACAGCTGTTCAACGGTATTGAGGAGGAACGTGGTCTTTCCCGTCCCTGGAGGGCCAAATATCTTCTTGGTCTCCATTAGAACGGCGACTCCTTGCTCTCAATCTTTACGTGGAATGGAGCATCCTGACGCTTGAATGACGGGATTCTCCACAGGCGAACGGTGCGGCTCTTAATCGTCACGGACACAGGGGAGCCATCCATGTCACGCAGGCGCTGGGCAATCTTGGGCGAGGTCATGAACGTAAAACGTTGACGAACAAGGTAGGACTCGAGGTCCTTGAGCCGGAAATAAGTCATGCCCTCTTCTTCGTCTGTCCACGGGCGGCCCATGAGGAGCTCGTCTTTTTCCAAGGCGCTCTGCATGTGTGTGCAAAACTCCTCGAGCAGATCGTAGAAGCGGCCTTCGTTGCTGGTATCTTCCGGCGCCTCTGTAATGGCTTGGCTCTCGACCATCTCCTTGAGCAGTGCATTGAGCAGGCGCTCCCACTGATCCTTCTTCATGGTCGGTGGTGCAACGTTAATCTTATTCATGCACACAACTTGGAACTTGTGCTGTTGCTGGAGCTCCTCGGTCGTGAGCTCGATGCGCTTGCCTTCTACATCTAGGAACCACAGAGGTGGATCGCTGGCGTATTTGGACAGCGCCGCGATGGTTGGGCCCTCGTGACTGGCCTGCCCGATGCCGTGCTTGCGTGTCTTGCAAAGACTGGAATTGCAGTGACTGCTGATCGGTGCATCTTTGCACTTGTAGTGGTAGTCCTTGCGCTTTAACTGCCGCACCAACAGATTGATCTCGTTGAGTGGCAGGGGCGGGGTCATGTACTTCTGATTGGCCTTAAGGATCTCGTCTTCCCACGTGTCGGAGAAAGCTTTCCTCAAATAGATGCCGATGTTAAAGAGACCATTGTTCCGTGTTCCTTCGGGGAAGCCCTGTGAGCAGAGATACTGCAAGCACGGGGGGCCGTCAGGCAGGTCCGAGTCGATTGGAACGACAGGCTTTGAGGTCTCACTGCCTGGAGCGGCGGCATATTGTTCGTAGAGCTCGTAAAACTCCTCGAGCGTAGCGGCGGTGCCGTCGTCTTTAAATGCGTAGCGTGTCCCGCTGTCTCCACCAAAGTAGGGCAGGTTTAAGAAGTTGCCCGTGTCGCCACGGTCAACAAGGATTTCGGTTTGTTTTGGGAAGATCTCACAGCCGCTGTAGCCCAAGTAGGACGAAAACAGCTTGAGGTTTTTCTGCATATCAGTCGCTAAGATAGGGTCGCGGCAGAACATGAAAGCGTGAGCGCCTCCGGACTTCGAGCGAAAGACGATTAATGGAAGTTCGAGCCGTCGAATCTTCTTGATGAGGGCTTTGTGGTCGAGCGGGTATTGGTCAATATCAATACACCCCCAGGTACAGGTGTTATCTGAACGGATCGGAATGATCCCAAGACTAGGCTCCACACCCATGAGGTGCTTTTCCCAAAGATCATCCCCTGGGGACTTACGGATAACAGTGGCCTTCCCGTTCTTCTTTCCATCTTCTCGTTCACCCTCTATGAGGTATGTGCCATAAGCAATATCAAGTCCTTCAAAAATCAACTTGAATTGAGAGATATCGAGCATGAGCTTCTCTTTCTGTACGAAAGGCCCAGCCCCGGAGGACTGGGCCCTAGCTCATTAAAATGCGGTGTGTGCCTTTGGAGCTTCGGCAGCCTCATCGCTGTGCTTGACTTGCACATCCCCAGACTTAACGGACTCGGCAAACCCCTTGGCCATTAAATACTGAGATTGGTTTTCAATGGGACCGACACGCTCAACTTCCCAACCATACCAAGTGCCCTTGTCATTGGACTCCTTGGACGTGGTCAGGCGATAGACCTGACTGTACGACGGAGGCGTGAACGGACCGTTCTTGCCATTCATCTTGACGGTCATCATCATGCTGTTCCACTTGCGTGACTTCTTAAGTTGTGTGGCCTTCATGACAATCAAAGCAGGATGGTCGCCCTTCTCGTCGAGCACAAGAACGTAATGCTGGGCGCTGTTCTCGATGTAGTTGCCGCTCTCCAGATAGTCTTTGCTATCTCCTGGCTTGCGGAACGTGCGGGACATGACGTCGCTCGTGGCGGGGTAGACGTTGATCGGTGCGCCACTGCCTTGGCCACGAGGTGCCCATTCAATGTACTTGCGCTCATAGTAGCAGGGCAGAACGAGGATTCCTTTTTGCCCATCGTAGAGCTGGTTGGAAACCGTATTGAAGATCATGCCTGCTTTTGCACCCTCGACTGACTCGAGTTCCGGGGACAGTTGTGAAAGCACCTTGAGGAACGGAAGTGCGAGGTCTTCCTGGGACATGTTCTCCATGCCACTGGATGCATCGGCCTCAAACATATCGTTGACGAGGGCTAGTTCGGTGGACTGCTTTTTGGCTACTTGATTCATGGTTAATTTCCTTTTACTTGGACTTGATTTTTGCTTTCCAGCCGATGTAAGCGCCGAAAAGCTCCGTGTCGAAATCAACACCTTGCTCGACCAGATCTTTGATAAAGGCCTTGAGCGTTGATGGCTCGATCTTCTCCGCTTGCTCGGGGATCATCCCCTTCTGACGGATTTCTTGGATGAGGTTTCCTGCCTTCCCATCCTCACCACGGCCAAACTGCACGGACACGGTGTTTTTGATGATGTCATCAAAGCCCTTGGCACGGAGCCATTCATAGGCCTCGCCTCTTCTGTCAGACGGAATGCTTGCGCTGTAGAAGGGCTTGACTTCAATGAATGATCCATCAGCCATCCGGAACGAGTTCATGTTGAGCTCGCGCATTGCCTCGGGCAAACGATTGTCTGTTATGTCCCGAAGCGCTTCTTTGCGTTCTGATAAGGTAGCCTCAAGATCTTCGATTTCCTTTTCGATCAAGAGAGCTTTCTTGGCCAGATCGCTAATACCGGTGAGCGATTGGTCAGCAAGACCCAATGCGTCGGCATCCTTTTCCAACTGCGATACATCAATACTCATCACTTTCTCCTTTCTTGTTGACGTCAATCTGAATTGGGTAGTACTTCATTTCACGCTTGTCCCACTTCAGAAGCTTAAACCTACCACGATTTTTGTTAGACGCCAAAACGGCGGCCAGACACATCGCGGCAGGGTCCCCGATCAAGAGCAGGTAGTCCTCATCCGTAAAGTTGCTCAGGATGCGGTTCATGCGCTGGACCGTGGGTCCTGGGGAAAAGGTAATCTGTGCCACGGGTGGCAACAGAAAAACCAAGTCCCCAAAGGCTTGGGCTGGCAAAAGATTGTGGCGCATAGTCTCTTGCACAACGTAAATTTTTGGCATTCCGTCTTTCTCCTTTATGACTTCTGAGATAGACTATACCCAAGGCGAAGTTGCCTGTCAAGAAAGGATAAAGATGCTAGTCGATTACCGATTTAAGAACGAGCCATATGCTCATCAAGCGGCTTACTTACACCGTTTCTGGGATGACCGGACAACGGCGTTGTTCGCTGACATGGGCACGGGCAAGTCGTTCATGCTCATCAACAACATGGCAATGCTGTACGATAACGGCCACATTAACGGAGCATTGGTCATTGCTCCGAAGGGCGTCTACCGCAACTGGGCGGAGCTTGAAATTCCAAAGCACATGCCTGATCACGTGACGTATTCTGTAGCTCTCTGGAGCCCACAGCCGTCTAAAAAACAAGAGCAGGCCATGGAGAAGATGTTTGACCTTGACGACAAGCTGCACATCATGGTCATGAACGTGGAAGCATTCTCCAGCCCCAAGGGCACTAAGTTTGCAGAGCGCTTTTTGTTGTCCCACACGGCACTGATGGCCGTGGATGAGAGCACAACAATCAAGAGCCCAACGGCTCAGCGCACCAAGAACATCTACAAAGTCGGCAGGTTTGCCTCGTTTCGCAGGATCCTGACAGGCTCCCCGATCACCAAAAGCCCGCTGGACTTGTATACACAATGTGCGTTCCTGGACCCTGATCTTTTGGGCTTTGCCAGCTATTTTGCGTTCCAAATGCGCTACGCAGTAGTAGTCAAAAAGACTATGGGTAGTAGATCCTTCAACCAAGTTGTGGGCTATCGGCGTCTGGACGAGCTCAACGAGAAGCTCCAGCCCTTTGCTTTCCGGGTAACCAAGGAGGAGTGCATCGATCTCCCCGAGAAGGTCTACGTCAGCAGGGATGTTCCGTTGACCGAGGAACAAGGGCAGGCTTACGAGCAGATGAAAAAGACAGCGCTTTCAATCCTGGGAGATGGTTCGATCACCACAACCACCACCGCTCTGACTCAGATCATGCGTATGCACCAGATCTGCTGTGGACACATTCGATCAGATGACGGGGAGATTAGGGAAATCCCTAGTAATCGGCTCGATGCGTTGATGGAAGTGATCGAAGAGAGTGATGGAAAAGCCATTATTTGGGCCACCTACACCCATGACATTCTCAAGATTCACGAGGCTCTGTCCAAAACCTACGGCGGAGGGTGTGCGGCGACCTACTACGGAGACACTCCAGCGGATGAGCGCCAGGAAATTGTCAATAAATTCCAAGATCCAAACTCAGAATTGCGTTTTTTTATCGGTCAGCCCAAGACCGGGGGCTACGGATTGACCCTGACCGAGGCCAAGACGGTCATCTACTACTCCAACAGTTATGACCTAGAAGTCAGATTGCAGTCCGAGGACCGTGCTCACCGAATCGGGCAGACCAAATCTGTGACCTACGTTGACCTGATGTCCCCTAAAACCGTCGATCAAAAGATCGTCGAAGCCCTACGAAACAAGATCGATATTGCCACCCAAGTGCTCGGAGAGGACCTCAAAAAATGGCTAATCTGATCATCAATACTGTCCGTAGGTATCGCTACGAGACCCTAGTCCGGCAAGATTTACCGGAGGGTCGAAGGTACGTGAACCAACATGGAGAGGCCCTGCCAAGTGTGACCACAATCTTGTCCGCTTCCAAAGACAAAAGCGCCTTGGATGCCTGGGTCCAGCGGGTTGGGGAGGAAGAAGCCGAGCGGATTCGTAAAGAAGCGGCGGCCGTGGGCACCGCTATGCATAGTTTTATCGAGTGCCACATCAAGAACAGACCGATTCGCCCCGCCAAGGAGTGGTGGCAACTCAAGGCTTACCGGATGGGCGCAACCCTGATGGAGGCTTACTTTGCCAACCTCGACGAAGTCTGGGGCAACGAAGTGATGGTCTACTGCCGGGGTAGCTATGCTGGGACCACTGACCTAGCAGGAAGGTACAAGGGCCAAGAAAGTATCGTGGATTTCAAACAGACCAACAAAATGAAGCGTCGAGAGTGGATTGATGACTACTTCATTCAGTTGGTCGCTTACGCCCAGGCCCACAACGAGCAACACAACACCAAGATCCGCCAAGGCGTGATTCTCATGGCCGCACAGGATGGTCCGACCGAAGAGTTTTTGCTCTGCGGCCGGGAGTTTGATTCCTATTTAGACAAATGGAACGCTAAGGTTGCGGCATTTGTTGGCGCTGCAGAAGTATCGGACTCACAAAATCTTGAGGAAACAGCCGAGCATAGTTCGCCGCCAGATTCTGCATATCCCCTTGACTTGGCATCTGAGGAAGCGTCCTTGCTGGAGCACTTTGAGAGAGACGCTGATTCGCAGCCGGTACAGCAGGAGCTGTTTGGGCAGCACGAGGCGGAACAACAGGCATTGCGCTAGGAACTAGGCGCTCTTGGTCTGAAAGTGCCTGTGTTGCTTCAATTCCTGCCACACGAGCACCACCTTGCATCAGAGCGGGAAGATAGCCACCCGCCTGGAAGGTGAGCTTGCTCATGGTATTGAACGTCTTGTTGTCCGTGATCGGCTTATTAGCGTTCACCAGCTGGTGCGCATACTCAGGATCGGTCAGCGCCTTGTAGAGCACTGTCTCATAAATGGCGTTTTGCTGACGGCTGAGATAGCGGCTGGCAAGGGTGACACCGGCATGCATCGGACTGATCTGACGAATCATTGCCGCACGGGCGGTGGCTTCGATCGTTCCAATGCCTGCACCAATTTTTTCTCTTAGCGCCTCATCCAGGGTCGTGAACGGGCTGATCGTGCCAACCGGCGCCTCTCCCGCAAATACTCGACGCTGTATTTCAGCAAGCTTTTGTAGATCGTCGAGGTGCTGTTTGTCATAGAGAATGTTCAGTGATTTGCTGTGACGGGTCAGGAAATCCTGCAAGAACAAGGGATCGCTTTGATCCATCAACTTGTTGCGGACCGTGTCCCAAACCTGCCTCTGCAGGGCTTCTTTGCGCTGAGTTCCGGTGGCCGTGGGCCCAACTCCAGGAGGAGGCTCTGCTCCAACAGCGTTGACGAGCTTGCGCATGACAGCCGGATCGGTGATGGCCTGCTGGACGAGGGCACTTGGATCAGCGTCCGGGCGCACTGATTTCTTGAGGATGGCCATGAGCTCATCGTCACGGGCAAGATCAACCCGGTCTTGCATTTCCTTGACTCGACGTGCCATATCAACGCCAATTCGCATCTCATCGGAGACGTTGGCTTTGACCTGCTCAGGCATTGCATCGTAGACAGACTTGATGCCCTTGGAGGACAAGAACTTCTGGAAGCCCTCGGGATTGATGATCCCGTCTTTGATGACTCCCGGTGCAGTACGAGCTTTGTCCAAAAGGACGTTAGTCATGGTCCGCATGTAAGCGGGGTCCTGACCAAAAATAGCGTTCAAATCGCGAATATTTTGGGCAGAAGAGAAGGCTTTGTTGACCAGCTCTTCGTTGCCTGTGTAAAAGTTGCCCCGTGGATCGCGCTTCGAGATCAAAAGTGGGAAGGCCTTTTCATATCCATCGGTGTAGACGGCCTTGTACTCGTCTATCCAATTGCGAAGAGCCTTGCCTTGATCGCCACGCACTCCCTTAAAGTTTGTGAAGATGAAGTTCTCCACATCACGCAGAAGTGCATTCCCACGATCGAGCGTTTGGTTGGCTTGATTGCGAGAAGTGCCAAGGCCCAAGAGCCGGTTGTACTGGTGGATTGAAATGTTGCGGTAAGTCTGAGCAGCATCCAAAAGATCGAGCGCATCGGGGAACGTCATCGTGGCGCTGACATCCTTCATCGCCATCCTACGAGCTTCTTCCCGAATCTCATCAACCTGTTCTTTACTCAGAGGAGGCGTGTTGCCTGTAATGGCTTGAATCTGAACCATTCCACGCCGAGGAGGAGTCGTAGAACGAGGCATTTTCCCCGTCAAGACATATTCCACGGCCTTGTCTATGTAATCCCTGATTTCCTTTTCTTCCATCATCCGAAGAATCTTTGGAGCATCCGGATCTTCCATGATCTTCTGACGCACGATGTCAGGAATGTACTCAGCGGACGCTTTATTTCTAGCGTCTTCAAGACGACGCAGTTGGTTTTGCATCAACTGCACAGGATGCGGAGTTCCATCAGGGAACATCCGATCTTCCTTGGTCATCCTGTAGCGATTGACCAATGAGCGCCCAAAGTTTTCGTAATCTGCAGCACTGATACCAAGCGGATAAATGGGCGCACCTTCTTGCATGGTAGGAATCTTGACTCCTTCCACATCAAAGCCCTCTCGTGCCCCGATATTTTCCGCAGCACGGCGAAGACTCTGGAACTTGGCGCTCATCTGAGCCAACACGCCACTGCGCAGGCTCTCACCAATTTCATCCAAATTCTGGGGGACAAAGTTGTCCATCACCCGAGCTGCTTCGCCCTCTTGCAAATCAGCCAACTGCTTGAGCGCATTGTTGACCGTACGGGTCTGATCCGCATAAGTAAGCTGCAGGGCCTTGTCCAAATTCATTTCTGCATTCGGAGCAAAGCGATCAAAGGCAGTCAAAAACCCTTCCCGGTTCTTTTGATACCGAACCTGCGCATCTGCCAGAAGATCCCCGGCAAGCTCTCGGAACATTTTGTTCCGTGCGACGATCAACGGGGCATAAAGACTCTGCTCCCCTGCGTCAAACAACAGCAGATCCTTGAGCCGTGGGTCGTTCTCAATGGCGTTTGTAACCTCAAGCGCTTCTCTGACTCCAGGCGCCATGGTTTTCCCAGGGGTTTCCACCAAAGGAGAGAGCACTTTTTCTACATCACGTTCCGCTTTTTCAGCGTATTTACGCCCTGCGTAATTAGTCACACTGCGCAAGAACGGAATGTTCAGGGCCCGCTCACGGCCAATCTCAGCAGCAAAGCCCTCGGCCGTCTGACCACCGAACATCTGCTGACCGACGCCTGCCACTCCTTTTGCTGCCTGCACGGATGGCAGACTGCTTGCAAGGCTGATTATTTTTGAAGCGGCCAGAGGAATGGCTACCGTTCCAGCAAACGGGACAGTGGCTTTCAAGAATTCTTTTGCTTCTCCTGGCTCTGCAAACTCTTCTACAGACTGCTCAAGTGCCCCATAAGCGCCACCAAATCCAAGGTCCAGGGCAACTGCACCGGCAGGATTGGATCGTGTGAAATCGAGCATGTCCTTTGCAACCCGCTTTGCTACACCAGCATCTGCAGGAAGTGCGGCACGAAGAGTGTTTGTTCGGGCCACTGCGCCAAGCAGGCCAGTAAACGGTAGAGCAGATCCTGCTCCTGCGCCGATCGCATACGCAAATCGTTCAAGAGAGTTTGTTGGAGCGGTCTTCCCACGGTTAAAGTAGTTGACGAACTGAGGAATCTCGTTGTCTTTTACGTTGGCCGCCTTAGCAACAGCACGGATCGTTGCATCGGGCAACGAGAACAGCATGGTATTGAAGCCAGCACTAAACTGATTCAAGGCGTCCATAGCTGTTCTGGCTGCACCTTTGCTTTCACCTACAATGTCTACTCTTCTAGTTTGAGTCAGTTGCCCAGCAGGAACTGGGGCAGCTTGTATGGCACCTACGAGTTCTCCGGTGTCAACATCGACTTGCTTACCACTGGGAAGAGTAATGATGTTCATTGCTGTCCAGTCATAGTGCGAAAGCTTTCAGCAGTAACTCTCTCAGAAGTGCCATCAGGTAGTTTAACGTAAACCTCACGGTTGGGATTGACTCGGAACATCTCTCCCATGTACTTGAGATCCTTAGACTCGAGAGGAGATTTCTTATCACCCAACGGAACTTGCGAGAGCTGACGCAAAGGCACTTGTTCCGGGAACAGGCGGTGGTAGTCCCTGTTGATTTCGTTGATCGCGCCCTGACGGAAGTTCTCCAGCACGGCAAAGAACTGAGACTTGTCTTTAAAAATTGCCTGAGGATCGACCAAGTACTTATTGACTTGCTCCTCGGACCAGTTTGACGGGCGGCCACGATATGCCATGGCCATTTCACGCAAGCGCTGGTTCATTTGCAAGCCTGCATTTCTTTGCTGTTGCAAAGGAACGTTCGAGAATGGGTTTTCACCAAAGAATGGCAATGTGATGTTGGTTAGGCCGCTCTGGATTGAGGGCACGACACCAATAAAGTTCTTGTCCATGATGTCTTTGTAGAAGTTCTCAATGTCTTGAACCAAAGATTCGTTGTTCGAGATTCGATCGATCAACTCAGGCCTTTGCTTGTTTGTTGCCCTCGAGAGCCTTTTATTGCTCGTAGAAGTAAAGGGCATATCTGGATCAAGATAACCAACGCGCTCTTTGTCGTTCGGATTCAACGGGCTTAACAAGACCTTGCCAGAAGCAACGTCATACAGCTCACTCGTGTCCGGCAGTTCTTTGATCAAACCAGATTTGTAGTCCTTGGCCATGCGAATATAAAATCCATCGTCGTACCCCGGATAACGGCCCTTAAAAGATGCTGCCAAGTCATTAATAGGAGCAGCTTTTGACATGAGCTTGAGGCTTTCTCTTTGAAGAAGGCCACGCTCTTTGGCTTCGGCTGCCATTTCTTGTTCGACCGCACTGATGGCCGCAGTCTTAAGCGCCTTGTCCTCACGAGAAGCTTCCGCACCAAGAGCCGCCATGCCTGCAGGCAGGCCCTTAAGCCCTGTGGTCAAACGCTCTAGAGTGCCAGAAACACCACGCTGTTTGCTCTTGGCACCGCCCACATTAAGAGCAGCCTCTGCTAAAAGAAACAGGGCCTGTGCCTGACGCATGTTCTTGTCATCACCAAGCAAGTCTCGATAAATTCTGTAACGCTCTTCCGTGCGTTCTTTAAGCCCACGCTCTGGGGGTTTGGGAGGAGCAGGAAGAGTACCTTTTACGCCTGCTTCGGCAACTTTTTCCTCTTCTTTTGCGGACGGAACAACCCCTGGAGCAATCGCAACAGCGTCGGCTGCATCCGACTCACGGCTGGGAAGAGTAGGAGGAGCAGTTGGTGCTACAGGAATCTTCTCCACAAGCCCACTAGGTTGTTGACTAATTGGGGCAGGAACTGGAGTTGGCTCCATCCCAGGCAAATACCTATACCCAGGGGTGCCAGCAACACTGCTACCAAACTCCAAGCCAAATGAATCACCAGTGAGCTTTCCAGCACTCTTGTCTGTAGACATCAATGCTTCTGTTCCAAGCATGCCAGCACCAAGCACGTATCCTGCAGGGCCCAACACTCTTAATGCCTGAGCTCCATAAGAAGCTCTGGGCATGAACGGAGTACCACGGCTCGCCATGCGCGGATCAGTGCCACCAATGGGCTGATACATGCGGCCACTTCTGTCCACAAAAGGAATGGGCCTGCCAGAACGAGACGTCGGCGCCTCAGTCTTTAGCAAGTCCAAAATACTACGTGAGTACAAATTCCCAGAAGGAACAGAAGTGGGAGCTGTTCGACCGTAACTACGCATTGCCTCTAGGTAGCTGGGATAGGCAGACGGCGGCAGAGTGACTCGCATGTTCCGAGGAACTTCGCCCGTGGGCGGTGATCCAGCTTGCCGCATCACTGGCGCTTGTTCCATGGGCGGTGCAACAAGGCCCTCGATACCACCGGGCCCAGGAGGCATTCCAGGTGGCACGGGCATCCCCTGCTCTGGCATGGGCATTCCCTGAGGAGCACCCTGTTGAGGAGCGTTTCCTGCCATAAGCGCTTCAATGCCACCCATCTTGGGGGAAGCCGCAGGAGGCGGGGGAGGAGCCGCAGCTGCAGGAGCACCTTGCTGTTGAAGCTGGGATTGCATCAATGCCAAAACTTCTTCAGGTGTGTCGAACGCCGCTTCACCGACCATACCCGCAAGCTCAAGATACCGCTCGTCCATCGAGCGAATATCGCCACGCAGATTGTTGGCGATGATCTCTAAGTTGTCTGGAGTACGATCTTCATAGCCCTCTACACTTTCCATCCCAGAAACAATTCCTTCTTCTGGCTTTCTGGAAGGCGTACCGATTGCCATGAACATCTGTCGTTGCATGACAGGATTGTTCATTTATCCACCCTATTAAAATAGCCCTGCTTTTTTCGCTCCGGCCGCAGCACTCAAGCCAGCAATCCCCAGCCCCGCTACTTGCATCAGAGGACTTGCCTGTGGAGCAGTTTGTGCAGTCAGTGCAACCTGTGTACCAGGGGCACCTTTGTATATGTCCGACAAGAAGGATATTTGTTGGTATGGCGTGAGCGCTTGTTGCAGTTGTGTCGCGCGTTGCGCTTCGAGCTGCTGTTGAGCAAGCGCTTGTTCTTGCTGCCCAAGAGCGCTTAGTGTCTGCACATCTTGCAGGCCAAGCTGCTGAGCGCTTTGACCCAAAGCGGCCTGTTGTATTCCTAACTGACCATACAGTTGTCCAGCCTGCAGGGCACGGCCCTGTTGTTGGCCAAAAAGGTTCTGCGCTTGTGCGTAATTTTGCGCAAGATCCTGAGCAATTCGTTGACTCATGATGTCTTGCAGGCCACGTTCTGTTTCTGCTCGTTGGACGCCCTCACGAGTGCCACCAAAAGCGCCTGCACGAACAGCCTGAGCAGCCTGCCCTTGACGAGCAATGTCCGCCTGACGACGCATCTCGGCCAGGGCCTGCTGAGTAACAAGTTCTTGGTAGGGGTTTTGATACTGCTGCAGCTGAGCCGTGGTCGGCGCTCCAAGGGCCTGTCCAGTAGAAGTAATGCCTGCCTCTACTGCTTTTTGTCCTGCTTGCAAAAATGGCTGATATGCACCAATGCCCTGTGATCCTAGTTGAGCGGCCTGCTTTTGCAGGTCCGTCATCCCTGCTACTTGATAAGCAGGCAGGGGAAGTTGTTGTTCGGAGAGCTTTTTAGCGGCTTCGAGGAGGCCTAGCTTGTAGGCCTCGATCTGCGGCGCTTCGCGGACTATCTGTTCGGTGACTTCAGCCATTATGCTTTCCCTTCAAGTGCTTTCATCATCGCATACATCCTTCTGGCGCCTTCTCTTCTTGAGCCATTTCCAAGCCCTCGGACAGCTTTGGCAGTAAAGACAAACTCACCATCAGAGAGCATCGCGGGGATGTCATCCGAAGTCCCCGTTCCCGGTCCGTTGATCGCCCCGTTCTTGCGAGGAAAATTGGGAGTTCCACCACTTTTTAAAGAGGCAATGCCCCCATCAGCTGCGTACATGGGCCTTTGTTGGCTGTATTGGAAAGATGGGTAACGAACTGGAGTAAGTGCGTATTGCATAGGAGAATACTGCCTTGTTGGTAAGTCATACCCCATGTACTGAGGAGTGCCATATTGAATATTGGCGCCACCAGGAGTGGTGCCATAAACCTCTGGGCTTCTGGCCAAAAGATCAAATCCTGTTTCTTTGGGCACGATTCCAGGAGGAGGCTGCTCTTGTGGACCAAACCCGCCTATTCCGCCAAGTACGGCGGTTCCTGCAGCAACAGTCGGGCCATATGAACGTATGAAACTTGGGTTGTATGCGTTTGATGCAGCCTTCATCGCTTCCGAATAACTTGCACCAGCTCCTCTGGCGGATTGGAAGACAGGACTGTTTATTAATTGTTGATCCGTATAGGAGGTCGGAGAGAAAAGCTCCTTGGCCCCTTGTACATATTCGCTCTGCTTGAAGAGGTCCATGGCCGACGGGGCTTGTTGGAAGCCTGCTGTGCCTTTAGCAGAAGGGCCCGTCAATGATGTGATGCCCTCTCCTCGAGGAGCCATCAATGAGGGAGAAGTTTGATCTCCCGGCAATCGAAAGCTGCCCAACTCTTCTCCAGGAAATGCCTTGCCCGTAGCCAGACGTTGATCAAACATTGCCGCGCTTTGCGCTTCAATCGGAGGAACTCCAACAGCCGCCTCTCCTGGCAAAGGCACTCCACTAGCAAGTCGTTGATCAAGTGTAAAGTTTGCGGCGGGACGAATACCCGTTGTTCCTCCGAATTGAATACCAGAATCGAGGGGGGTGCCGCCAACACCGGTCGCAATGTTATAGTTTACGGGGATGCCCTGGGCCGCAGCTAGGTCAGGGCGGTACATGGGGTCAACAAAGCCCTGAGTGGACAGGCCCTGAGTAGGCGACGTAGCGGAAACACTAATAAGGTCATTAGGCCCAGGGATATTTTGCCCAGCTATTTCCGTGACTGTGGGGGCGGTCGGTGCCTGAACAGGGGACACGCCCCCAATTGTTCCTGTAACCTCGGGCTGTGCAGAAGGCATATTAAGAAGCGATTTTCCAGCATTTACTGCACGGCTATATTGGCTAGAAAGAGCTTCACCAGGAGTCATTGTAGCGGACTCAAATATAGGTGCGCCGGACACGGCAGAAAATGCACCTGCTGTAATACCGCCTAACGCTCCAGTTTTAAGAGCGTCTTTAAGACTACCGCCAGCAAGTAACGTAGAGCCAAAACCGCCAACAAAACCGCTAATCGCTACCCCAACAGCGCTGGTTGCACTTACGCCCAACATACTTGCAGCCGCTGGGCCGAGGAAAAAGCCCAATGCAACACCGGTAACGATCTTTCCGACCGTGGAGCTTGCGAATTTCTTCACGGCCCCAGCTACGCCTTTGACCACACTTCCTACCGCCTTGGCAGCTCCTTTAAACACTCCGCCCACGGCCTTTGCAACGCGCTTAACAAAGAACTCAGGCAGGCCAGTGACGGGATTGATTGTTCCAGAGCCGCCCCTGCGACGAAGCATTCGTGCCTCGGCAGGAGTAATGTGAGCCAGCATCCGGTCGCCGTTTCGGCCTTGGTCAGCCAAAATCTGAGCAATGGGGTTAAGAGCAACAATCCCGCCCTCAGCAAAACGCTGCACGCCCATGGGCTCCATCGAGCCGGACATCTGGTCCAGAGCCATGTTCATGGCACCGAAGTAGGCAGCATCAAACTGAAGAGGCAGAAGCTCCTCAGGCACACCCTCTTTGATGAACTCAGCTCGGATTTCCTGGTAATTCTGTGGCTCAGCAAGGACCGCATCGACCATTTGGCCAAGAGCGTCAATGACCTCGGGAGGCAATTGCATGCTTTGCAATGCGTTCTTAAATTCCTGCACTGCAGCAGGATCCGTGTCCTCCGCGGCGCTCAGGAGCTCATCGCCAAACTCCCTGGGGTCGATCTGTTGACGAGCCGCCTCAAACGCAGCCGAAGAGGCTGGGTCAAAAAGCGGCTTTTGGTTGACCGGGGCTGGGGCTCCCATGCCCCCCAGAGACATAATTCCTTGCTCTTCCATTGCTATCCTTTCCAAGTTTGCCGGTGGGCCGACTTCGCCCGCGCGTCGGGAAAGGACGCGAATATGGGCAATATTATGCTGTAAATCACTGAGTTTTGTCCATCCTTAGTTCCTGTCTATCTCTAGGTAGGACAGGTAAAAATTGGTGTTGGAGGCCGTGGACCGGACTGACAGAACGTCCCCTGCTTCTAAGTGCAGGGGCACCCCGTTTAAG